TCTGCAAAGCGTGTATGGCACATCAACCAACGGTATCAGCGCCGGGGTCGTCAGTTTTTGGAAGCACGTCGTAAAGCAATCAAGACTGGGGCCAATGAATCGACCGCAGCTCAACGTGAACAGATCAAACGGGATACTGCAAAGCTATTGCTTGATGGTCGTAAGGGTGCTGAGCGCGCAGTGGCTGCCGGTTTCAAAATGAGTGTGGCACAGCAACGTGCTTTCAGGTCAGTGCATTCCTTCATGAGCAGTGCGGTTGAATTGAACCCAGCACTTCTGCGTCAGTTGCATGCGCTTCACGATGAGGTGCTCTCAAAGATCACACCTGAGATCATGGTGAATGCTGGAGCCATTGATGAAGACACAGCCAAGGCACAGATCGCGTACCTGCAAAGTGGTCGCGACACAGAGCTGATGGTGAAGTTCTTGGCTCTGAGCGAAAGCAGCCCATTGTTCCGTGAAGCATTGGCGGGCATGGAAGTGACGCCGAGCGCGAAGTTCGAGTACAGCAGCTTTGACACAGCGATTGAATCCGCAGGTAGTTTCGCCATGTCTGCTTTGGCTCGATTGAGCTTCAAGGACATCGGCCGGCAGGGTTCCGCTGGACGGATACTGGACGCATTGTCACAAGGGATCTCGGCGCTCGATAGCGAGACGCGTCTGGATAAAGCTTCAGGTGCACTGAGCAAACAGATCGACAAAGCCAACGCAGCGGTCGCCGGGTACGTGGATACAAAGAGCACACAGGCAAGCCGGTTCACCCGTGGACGTGCAAATGCCACGGACAATAAAACCAAAAAGCTGGCCTTCAACACAATGAGTTTCATTGCAGCCATGGGATCGAAGACAGAGTCTGAAGCCCGCGGTGATACGATGACGACATTCCTCAACAGTATCGAGGGCTGGAACACAGTACGCGCCACATTGCATGACTTGCGTGGGGGAAACACAAGCAACATGAACTTGCTGCGTTTGATCAACCCGGTCAAAGCCAAGATCGATGCGCTGCGTCAGGACTTCCGCGAAAACACACCAGAGACGTTGGCTAAGGCTTTCAGCCGTAAGCTTGAAGGCAAAGAATGGGCAGGGATACACAAGGCAATCGGCACAACAGGCCTGAGCATTCTGGGACTGGTTGAGAGCAAAGCACTTCTGGCAAACCCGGCGACAGTAGACCAGCGAATTGCAGACACTCTGGAAGGTCTTCAGGGATTGGCTCCAAACTTCGTAAGCCGGTACGCAGACAAAGCAAAAGCTCTGGCGCGCTTCCGTGTAACGGATGAACTGACCAGCACACACTTGCTGCGGAATGCTTATGCAATTGCACACTTGGGTGGTGAGAAGGGGAGGCCAGATCCGGCTACAGTGAGCCAAGCAACGATTGATCAGGTCGATCGGTTGGTGGCGCTCTATGCGTATCAGATGACTGACGCTGCATCGAAGAAAGCAATGGCCGATCTGATGGCAAAAGAGAGTGCCGGAATGGATGCAGTCATTGGTCTGACAGCTTCGGTGCGCGCACTGGAATTGGAAAAGACTTTGTCTGCTGATCCAGAGAAGAGGGCTATTGCGACGCACAATGCACTGCATGGGTACGTGCCAAACGCAACGCAGCCAAATTCAAAAGTGGTTGTGGAATTCGACAGCAACCAGCAAGAGCTGGAAATGCAGGGGTGGGTCCGCATTGGTGACTACAATGGTAGCCGTGATGAGGATGTGCGTGAGCGTCGGGGCTATTACCAGTCTACAACGGCAGGCAAAGCCACCTTCAAGCAGGGCATAGCACAGACCGTACACACGACGTACAGCGGCGTCAGCGTCCTTACAGGGGCTCTGAGCAGCGATACAGTGGCAGGGACACTCAAAGGCGTCAGGGCGGGCCGTATTGGCGAGAGAATGGCACGTGCACAGCCAGGAAGCCTCGATAACTTGGCTCCGGGTGAGTACATGATGCCGATCTTTGATCAGGATTGGAATGTTGTGGGGTATGACCGTCACATGGATCCAGCCAAAACACGGGGTCTTCAGAAAGACACGCACATGGGGCGGATGCTCGGTGTGTGGGCAGGACGTCTTCTTGAGGAAGAGGCAGCACACGAATTCAACGAAGTGCTCGTCGATGGTGTGATGGAGAATTACAAAGAGGGTTTGGCCAAAGGACGTGGCGCCGAATACGTGAACATTGCAGATCCAAAGATCAAAGATAAGATCTACAAGGATGCATGGGCCACAATGGGTGCTGGGATCAAGGAATACGCAGAGGAGATCTTCGAGTCGCCTGATACGTTCTATGTGCGTAAAGATCTCATCGAAGATGTGGTAGGGTATCGGGCTCCGTCGATCACAGATGTGTGGACAGGACAGTCGCGTCTTGATCCAAAAGCCCAGAAAGTGGTCAAGGATCTGGTCACACTCATCGGAGGCAAGCGAGCATATCCTTGGCTCAAGAAGGGTGAGATGTTTGCGCAGGATGCGGTTGGCGTTGCGAAGACAACAATCATTGTCAGATCCGCGGTTGTGGGTACGGCCAACATTGTCTCCAACGTATTGCATCTGACACTGCGAGGCGTACCGGTGAACACGATTGCAACAAGCGGACGCGAGAAGATCTTGGAGATCCAAGAGTATGTGCGCAACAAGGAGAAGATCAGCGAACTGCAGATTTCTTATGCAGCGCGGATTGAAGACACAGACGCGGGTAACAAGATCAAAGCAAGGATTGCGTCCCTAGAGGCGGCAAACAAGCGCATGTCGATCGCTCCTTTGATTGAGGCGGGTGAGTTCTCCACGATCTCAGAAGACCTCACAGAGGCGGACGTAGCCGTGCGTGAGGGCCGTTTGATGGATTACATCGAGAAAGCGGTTGATCGTTTGCCAGAGTCAGCAGGCACCGTGGCCCGGAATATCGCGATCACGAAGGATACGGCGATCTTCAAAGGCCTGAACCGGATGGTCCAATATGGTGACTTCGTCGCCAAGGCTGTGTTGTACGATCATCTCATTGCGCAGGGTAAAGACCAGCGCGAGGTGCTTGATATCATCATGGAAGAGTTCGTGCAGTATAACCGCTTGCCAGGACGTGGGCGGGATTATCTGGAAAGCATGGGCATGGTCTGGTTCATGAACTATGCGCTACGGATCATGAAGGTCTCTGCAAATATGATGCGGGAACGTCCATTGTCGTCGCTGGTCATGATGGGGCAGGTAGGTCCTGCAGCCGGAGTAGACAGTGTTATGTCAGGATCCCTGTTCGGTAAATACATGGATGACAGCCTACCGTTCTCCTTCGGACCAGAGATGGGGCTGAATTCACCGCAACTCCACCCGTTCCACGCGATCACGGATAATTTGCTTCCGTGGTAGGGGTAGCCGTGTGAGAGGGACTCCTCTATAAAGAAGTGGTCATATACCTAACAGTTTCCCACTTGTCGGCAGTGACAAAGACCTCCCAGTTTTCTGGGAGGTCTTTTTTATTTCTCATCATCGTCTCCAAAGAAAACAGCGATAATGAGGAAGATGACCAAGAGACAGAAGCCAAAGATGATCAGGGCGAGGACGAACCAAATACCACTGACGAGAGCCATGAGGGCGAGAAGGAGGATGACGAAGACTGCGAGCACCGTCATCATCACAAGGGGTTCTCAGTGGCGGCTTCGAGTTGGAAGACCACAGAGGCAGCTGCGGCGTTGAAGGCTGAAAGGCGCTCTTCTGCGTCAGCGGGACTGGGGTAGGGACTGAGCCCCGAGTTGAGATAGACACGCGCCATCTGTGACAGCGGGTCATCATCACCAAAAGACGAGACAAGGATATCTACAGCAAGGCGTTTGAGCGTGATTGCTTTGGTGTCCTCAAAAGGGTTGTCGGGATTGGGTGGGGGACCATACATCTCTGCAACAACGGCAAGGAGTTCCTTGGGTGTTGGTGGAGGTGGGGTAAGAATTTCATGATCAAGCATGGGAACCTCTCTGATATAGGCATAAAAAAACCGCCTCCCTGAGAACAGGAAGACGGTATTCGACGTAAGACGCTTTGAGTCTAGCTAGCCTTCTTCTTGGCGAAGATCGACTTGTTCGCTGGCTTGTCAGCAGGAGCCTCAGCTTCTTCAGAAGCATCGCCCTCAGTTTCTGAGTCTTCGGCGGGTGCCTCAGCTTCAGTTAACTCATCCTGCGCCCCGGAGGATTTCGGCTTACCGAAAACAGGTGACTTCTTCACTGGTTCGGGAGTTTCAGCAGCTTCCGGCTCAGACGTGTCTTCCTCTTCTTGCGTCGAAGGGACGGCCTGGATGGCAGTGCGCGGGACTGGCTTTGAGCTGGTTGCGCCGTCATTGATCTCGATGTTGGCGGTGAGGCCATTGGTGCCACGACCGGCTGTGAAATCAACAGTGATGTTTTGGTTCGCTTTCAAGGAGATCATCTCCAGAACCTGTTTAGTGACAGCTTCTGTGATCTCTTTCTCATTCAGGCTAATTTGCATAGGGTATTGTTCCTTTTATGCGGGTTTCAGTGCGTTTGTTCAGGTCCGTAGACGTAGAGTTTGGTCTGGTTACCAAAGACGCGGGTGGAATCCTGATATACGGAGTGGATCTTGTCTGCGGCTTGGAGCCGTGTGACTGCAGTGGAGATGGCGCTTATGGGGCGCATGGCGGACACAGCGATTTCACGCTTGGTCAAACCAACCCCCGCTTCTTGGAGGGCAGCATGGACTTTCTCCATGTCTTCTTCCCATTTGTGGGGCATATTAGGTCACTTTCATTGTCTCAAAGGCGTACAGAGCCAAAAGCGCAGCTTCAGCGCGACCGTCATCTTTGACGCGGATAAAGAGATCGGCGGCATCAGGGAAACGCTGGATGGCTAGAGAACGGCTTGCGCCTTTGTCGGAGGATAACCCGAAATACTTCTTCCATTTGGAAGCCGTGATCAGGCCGTGAGGAATTTTCCCAGCAGCTAAGCCCATGAGCAGGGCGCCGTTATTGCGGCCAAACGCGTGAGCTGAGGAAACCCCTTCTCGAGGCATGGACCAAACATTCTCCATGAGAGCGAAGACCTTGGTTCCAGGAGGTTTTTGAAGGAGTTCCGCTAGGGCAGCGTAATTGGTATCTTCTCCCTTTTTGCCTTGCGGCCGAGGGACGAGGGGCATGTCCTCAACATGGAGGGTATGCGGAGAGGGGTCGAAGAGGGCGATTGCCCCCTTCTTCCCTGGGTCTATACCAATAAACAGCACGGACGCTTACTTCTTACCAAAGATGTTTTTCTTGGCAGAATTGTCGCTATCGCCACCAGGGCGACCCGTACCAGCTTGACCGGCACCAGAGGCAGCAACGCCCTTGGTTTTCAGACGGTCTTTGCCAGTATGCTTGGTTGCCCAAGCATCGCGGAACTCAGGAGTCTCAACTTCCTGAAGGTACTCGTTAACAGTACGGCCCGTTTCAGAATGGAAGACCTTGTCGATCGCATTCTGGTTACGTGTTTCGCCAGTTGGCTGATACACGCCGGAGCCGTCCTTTTTCTCTTTGTCCACGACTTCGCGGAGAATGGCCAAAGAGATCTCTTTACCGTGCAGCGCAGTCAGGCATTGCACCGGTGTGGGTATTTCTTTGCGTTCGTCAAAGTTGTAGATTTTGACGGTCTTCTCTTCCGTTTCCTGCTCGGCGAGAGGCTCACCGGCAGCGAGAAGGCAAAGATCATTGATGGTTGTGAAGCCGGGCAACGGGTGCTTCTTCTTGGCGTCTTGCTTGTCGGCGTAGAAGTTTTCGCCTTTTTTGTTGCTGATGTAGATCGTTTCACGGACCTCACGCCCATCAGTTTTGAAGTGGACTGTTACGCTTGAAGCGCCGCCGGAGGAAATACCAGCGTAAGCCAGTTCAATTGTACCGTCGTAAACGCCTGACGGTACTGGCTCAAAGCCACCGCCAAGAGTGTCGGTTGCTGTTTCTAGGTTTTCAGTGCTGAGGTTACCAAACATTTTGGTCATAGGATTTCCTTTTCAAAGGGGGAGGGGAGGGGGGAATGAACGACTAGCTGTAGTAGGCGCTCAGGTGGTCGAGGAGGAGTTGGGCATCATTGTCCATGTAAGTCTGGTGTGGATCAAACATGCCCATAGGAGAGCGGATGCGCTCGCCGAGAGTGGACTTCGTGAGCTGGGTCTGGAAGACGTACTTGAAGCCCAGTGTCTCATCCTGCGGAGTGGTGTGCAGGAGTGCTTCGTCGATCTCGCCCAAGTTCTTGAGCTCGATCTTCTTGGTGGAAACAACAGTGGAGAAATAGGCTTCCAAGCCGTTGTTTTTCAGTGCTCCTTTGATCGGAACAGCTGTGCGATTCATGAGAGCTTTCTCGTCATAATCCGTGCGCGTGTGCGCGAGGAAGATGAAACTCTTCGAGGAGCCAGCAACGTACTCTTGCATGAGACGTTTGAAGAACTGCTGATATTCACCCCAGGCTTTCTGTCCATCCGAGGAGCCAACGATATACCGGGTCTCGAACATCTCCATCAGGAAGGTGATGGTATCGATAATGACGCCGTCGTAGTCAGCGGATTCAGAGGCTGCTTTGATTGCGTCGTAGACCTCATAGGGATCAGTGATGGTGTACGAGTCGAACTTGTTACGGAATGGCAGGCGCTTGCCAGCCTCACAGTTCAGGTACATCCACCGTTCTTGGTTCTTGATGTGCTGGAGGGATGCGCTTTTGCCTGTGGCACTCTCACCAGTGATAAACACAAGGTGTTCGTTCATCTGGTCTGAGACGTCTTCTGACATTGAAATGTCCTTTCGTTAGAGGGATTCGCCCAACAAAAAAGGCTGTCGGGCGAACTGAAGATTTTAGGATGAGAGTTTGTCTGCGTGCTTTGCGGCAGTGACCAAGACCGTTCTTTGCAGCTCGTCGACGGTCAATCCGTTGTTGATCTTGGCGTTGAAATCGAGAACTTTTTGCTCAACTTCCAAGTAGGACATGCCGGTATCAACCAGAGCCAAAGCGAATTTGACCATTTGGTTGTTGCGGTTGCCGTCAGCGATACGTTGGGCAAACCAACGCTCGAGATTATCAAGAGAGCCAAGCTCCTTGATCTCCTGAACACGCTGCTCGTTGCGGACAGTCTTAGGAACGAAAGGTAGGACGTCAAACATCCGGCCTTCGAGGTTCATGTGGTGTGTTCCGTTAGCGAATGTCTGCCATTTGCGTGAGCGATCGATTGTGCTCTCGTCAACTTTGAACGGGAGCCACTCCATGACGTTGTGTTGGAATTCACGGTAATCGTCTGCATCCAGCTTGAGTTGATAGTTCATGGGCAGAATGAGGCGGAACCGGTTCTTCTCCGGGGTATGACGCTTGGTGGTGTGCGTCATGAAGACATGATCTTCCATAAGATCGTGAACCAGTTGCATCGGGGTTTCACCGTCTACGTCGAGGACGAGGAGATTGAATCCTTCGATTGCTTTCTCTTCACAGCGATGACCGTCTGTGAAGCCGTGGTTGCTCCAGTGCAGACCATTCTCTTGGGTCAGGCCTGGAAGATCTTCGAAAGCGAGTTCGCCGCTCTCGTAGTTATAGGCCCAGTCTTCGGAGTAGCTCAAAGACACTGAATCGAGGGAGGTCTCTTTCAGAGTCTCCCCAGAGATCAGTTCGATGCCATCAACATATTGACGCTTAAGGATAATATGCTGACGATATCCCCACGATGTTGCCATCGTAAGAAGGTCCATACGTTCTGCTTTAGAAGAAGATTTGTAGAACGGAAGGGCATTGAAGAGCTCGGCATGTGTGAGCTCAGTCTCAACACCGGCGATATAGCGCGCCAGTTTTGCGTGTGGTGGTTCACGGTTGAGAAGTTTCTGGAAGCCTTCGCCGGATTCTTCGACGAGGCGAATGGCTGCTTTGACGTGATCCAGCGTGAGAACAATAGACTCGTCCGTAAACGCGTAACTGCCAGCGACCTTCATCACACGGAAATACCGGTGCTCAAGCTCAGCTCTACGGATCTCATCGAACTCGGAGAGGTCGCGGGAGCGTCGCATACAGTCCAACTTATACTCGATGAGGAACTTGTCTGTTTCCTCGGTACTTGAGATTGTCCAGTTGAGTTTCATTGGGTCAGCCAGCGCAGCGAAGTGGTTACGCCATTTGTTTGTCGCTTGAGTATTCAGCGGATTTGTAGCCGCGTCATAGATCTCATCGACTGTACGGTCGTCGGCATCAGAGCCAGAAATGTCTGTCCATGCAAAGAGGGACCGACGTGCGTAACCGGTCTCGAGCATAGAGGTGAACTTCTTTTCCAGAGGGCCGCTATCCAAAAGCTTTGTTGGCGTACCGAACAAAAGCATATTGGCGGGCGTCTTGCCCTCGATCTCTTTGGCTCGCTTGTTGTCAGAGGTGTTCTTCAGGAGCTTGTTCTTGATCATGCCAAGGTCATAGAGCTCCAGATAAGCGCCCATGGCTTCTTGGGTTCCAATCTTCTCTAGGTTCAGGCCGATCTCATCGATCTGAAGATTCAAGGCACCGCAGTCAGCCATGAGAAGGAGTTGGCGGACTTGCTTGATTGCAGATTCAGAGCCACCGTCAAAGACGAATGGGAACTCACCGAGTGTCGCGACCTCACGTTGCAGGGAGGCACGCTCCTTGTCCTCTTCTGTGCCCTTGAGGGCTGCGAAGCGGGATGCGAGTTGCTCGATGCGACCGTCGATCTGTGTTGGCAGAACGAAGTCACGGAAGCTGTTGCGGAAGTCGCACATGATTTCATTTTCCATGAAACCTGTGGATTTACCCTTACCGAAGCCAGAGGTGGCAAGAGCCACGACATAGTTATTGATCGGGATCTCGCCATAGACCGGGCTGTCAATCTTGGCCCGCATACAGCTTGCAGCGATGCCGAGATAATACAGGGTTAGGATGCGGAAGAAGGGTTTTGCTTTCCGTTCTGTGCGTGCGCAGAGGACATCGGAGATCTCCTCTACGGTCGGGTGGTGAGCGAATGTATTGAAATCATCCATGATCGTACAAATCTTTCTGGGTGCAGATGGAGAAAACAGGGCAATAGCCGCATGCTTTCACTTGACCGGGAACTTCGAGAACTGCTCCGCCGCCTTTAGAGGCACGGTGGGCAGCTGCTTCTGCAGCACTGTCAAAGTTCTTTGATGAGCGGGCGCCAGGTACTTTGGCCTTGGCGGGGTCTGAGAAGTATTTCCACTTAGGGGCAGAGCGCCAGAGTTCAGCGTCTGTGCAGAATGGAAGATCAGTCTCGTCTTCTTCGGCATGGTCTTCCAACAATTTGATCTTGTTAGCGATCCATTGCTCAATTTCTGCGAGTGGCATGAGTTCGATGCGCAGAGAGAAGAGACGGGATTGGGGATACGTTGGCGAGGATCTGGCCAAAGCTTTCTGCCAGTCTGTGAAGATGAAGTGGATGTACATGTGATCGGCTGTGACTTTGTCACGGTTGAGCCAACGATAGATGGAGCCTTGAAGGCGGTAATCCGCGTGCTTGTCATCGCTTTTGACGGAGTAAGCAGACGTGGATTTGAAGTCGTGAAGCTCGCCGTCAATGATCATGTCGAACTTGCCGGAGATTTTGTAGCCCATGAAGTCACGGGATGTGCGTTGCTCCAGGTAAATGGGGAAGATGCCGGGGCGTGGGACAGGGGGGTTGATAGCAACCTTGTCGATGACACTCTGCGGGTAGCCCAGCTTCGTCATGGATGACGCGTAGTTGTGCGTCCACGCCTTCTCGATACCGTCGTGAATCGTGCTGCCGAGACGAGAGGCAATGAAGTCGGATACGTCTGCTGGCTCTATATCAGCTTCGGTCAGACGTTCCTTGAGGAGGATCTGACGGGGCGGCTTAAGAAGAGCTGTGGCCGAAATGGAGCGGGTCATGCCGGGGTGAAAGTCATAGCCATCGGCAGCCAGCCAAACAGCGAGGGGAAGGCTTACTTCGGCGTAGTTGGACAATGTCATGACAATGCTCCTGATGTGGTTGGGTGGGGTGTGGTGTGAGGTGATAGCCCCCGACAACGGCTTTGACCAGAAAAAATGGATGCCGGGGACTATTTAGAGCTTTATGCAGCTTTCTGAGTGGAAAGCCTGATCCGCTCAATGGCGGGAGGTTGCCTGTCCGTATGGGTCAGACGGAAGTCAGGGCTGGGATCAATCTCGAGCCAATGCATGGTGGGAACAGATGTCGCACCGGATGCGTGAAGACGGATATACCCAGAGCCCATTTCAGCAAAGAGGACCTCACCGCGGACAAACAATCTTGCCTGCTTGTAGACGCCGGACTTGCGAAGCCAGATACTGGCATGCTCAATATGCGTGACGTAATCCATCAGTGCACCTCAGATTTTGGAGGTGCCTCAGCTGCGGTGCCGTGAAAGACAGACTCGGGGCAGATGCTCAGAAGCTGGATGTTGAGAATTGTGATATTGGTCACTTTGTTCGGGGCAATACCCAGTTCCTGACAAGCCCGCTGATGCGCGGACTTGGTGATGACCGACAATTCATGGGCATGAATCTGCGGGCTCGTACCCTGCAGCATGGTGTTCAGCGTGTGATCTTTAACCTGATCATCTTCGTCGATGTAGCGGACCTGAGCCGCAGCTAGAAAATGGTAGGCGTTTGCTTCGGCAGCAGGGAGGGGGGATTTCTTGGACATAGGGATTCCTTGGTTCTAAACTACAATGCCTTTGGACTGTAGCTTGGTGAGATGGTCTGCAATTGCAGTTCGGATGTCGTCTTCACTGGCTCCATTGCTGAGGACAGCTTCGTGAGACCACGATGGGTGGAAGACAGAGAGTTCTCCGCCCAGATTAACGAGATCATGCGCAATGGCAGGATCGTCCTGCCACTCCACAGCCTCGACAAGGTGCTTATTGACCCAACGCAGAACCTCGATGTCATCGGGGATGAGGATGTAGGTTGCGTCGTGGATCTGAGAGATAGGGCGGATGCGGTAGCGGTACTCCGGGTGTGCCCGGACCTTGATCATAAACTCGGTCAAAGCCCGTGTGTTGAGGAGACAATAAGACTGTCCCAACGCATTGCCTGCGCTGCGCCCTTCAGCGGCCGCCTCGTAAGGCGTAGCACGGTTTCCCATGACAACCTGCTTGAGCAGAGGTGTGCGCACACGGAGGCCGAATGCAGCGGTGATGTAGCCAGTGTTGGAGGCTTGCTTGAGCTGCGCATCGACCCACTCGTCAGAGACCCGGTAAAGCCCATGGAATCTATCATAGATTTGCGTGGCGAGTTCTTTGGTGAACCCGCACTTGACCATAAGCGTGACGAAGGTGCCCTGATAAGTGAGCGCGAAGGTAGGTGTCTTGGAGATCTGCCGCTGCTTTGGATAGAGAGTAGCGACAGAGTTGATCCGAGCGACGTCATGCGCAGAGGCTGACGTCTCAGAGATCTCGTCGATCATATCAGTGATAGTCAGCATGCTTGGCTCCTTACGCTGGAAGACCCAAAGAAGTGTTGAGTGCTTCGACCTGGATCATGGGAACCTGAGCAGTTGTCTCGCTCTTCATGAAAGGTTTCACGAAGGTTTCAATTTCAGGCCAGATCTCAAGGAGTTTTTTGAAAGATGAAGTTTTGGTGAGAATGGCTTTGGCGTTGGCATGAGCAGAAACAACGCGCTCCAGCAAAGCATCGTGAGACTTTTCAAGCGCCTCAAAACGCTTTCCAAGTTTGGTCTTTGGATCCAGAACAGTGATGGGCCGCCAAGTTTTGACCTGATCAGGCACACGACGAGTAGATTTTTCTGGTTTACTGGGGTATATCCCACAAGATTCGTAAAAATGGACATTCTGAATACCAGAATAAAACGAGCATTGCTGTGTTGATCCCTCAAAACTGATGCGGAAAGAGTTTGATTCCGGAAACATGTGAGAGCCTGCAGTGCGCAATGTCTCAAGGTCGTTTTTGTAGACAGACTCGAAGAGATCATGGGAAAACTGGATCTCTGTATCCTTCTGGATTTGAAGATCTTTTCCAAAAGCATGAGTCATGATGCCTGAAATGATAGCTTCACGCGTGTCGTTGGTAAGGCGGGGTGTAGACATGGTAGAGTCCTTTGGGTTTATGCAGCTGTCTGCACGTTGGAGAGACGATCCCATAACTCGCCACCGGACATAGATTGGCCGAGGTAAGTCACAGATTCATGTTCATGGAAAAAGACTGAGGAGCCATTGATCGTGGCTTCAAAGCAGCGCGCATTTTCAGGCGCACGTTCGATGTCAGGCATCTCTTCAGAGAAATAGCTCTGTGCCCGGAGGCAGTGACCGTCGAAGCCTTCCGTATAAACGGCAAGCTTGTTTGGGTCTTTGGTGGTCAGAGCAGAGATCCTGTCTTCAAGTGATGCAAAGTCGAGACCAATGAACAGTTGTCCATCAGGCGCAACGAAACAGTCTTTGATGACTTTTGCAAACTTGGAGTTGGCAGGGAGGTTCTGAAGATTGGGGCTGTTGGAAGACAGGCGACCAGAGATAGTCCCCCCAAGATTGAAGAAACCAAAGAGGTAGTACCAGCCATCAGGACCCTGAACGGAGCCTTCGAGTGCCGGGATAAAAGAAGACAGGATCTTCTCGACCTTTTTGAAATTCATCAGAGCATCGAGCAAGTTGATGATCTGGAGATCTTCGGTATGTGCCTTGAGCTTTTCCAAGACTTCCCCGCCAGTGGCAGGGAGCTTGGTGTCTGTCCGTTCAAGAACAGGTAAGCCGACATCTTCGTAGAGAAGCCGGATAAGCTGGGGACCCGAGTTAGGATTGAACTCCTGTGGCTCTTCGCCCATTTTGATGGTCTTGGTTTTGAGCGCCGCATTCCGTTTGGCGACGTGCTCCATATCAAGCTCATACGTGAAAGCTTGCACCACTGGTTCTGTCTGAATGCGGCGTACCGCCTCAGCCATTTCGATCTCAAGAGCTTCCCTGGCGTAGGAGACCTTGCTGATATCGACAGGCATACCTGTCAGTTGCATCTGAATGATGTCCGTGAGGGCAGGCATGAAGAGATCAGTGTAGGTGGTGAGCTGATCGTCAGCGATCAGGGTGTCCCAGTGCTTGTCCCAGACATACCAAGTCGCCAGAGAGTCAACGAGATTGTAGCGCAGGAGATCGGGCAGGGGGATCTTGGTGATGTCCTTGATCTCAGATTCAGCATAGTTGCCTGCAAACTCTTGCGCCTGATCTTTGAGGCTGAGTTTGTTGCCGGCGCAGGAGTTGGTTGCGAAATAGGCGACGAGCTTGGTGTCGTCCCAGTCGCGCTGCGCCATGACTTCGAGACCTGTGAGCAGGCCTTCTTGGTCCAAGATATCGTCCATGAAGAGTTGGTAGATAAGGACGGTCAGATCATAGCTGCCGTTGTGCCATTTGAGATTGCCTTTGTATTCACGAAAGAACTTGACGAGAAGGCGGCGTATCTCAACTGGATTGGTTCCCAGATCGACGGGAAAGGCTATCCCTTCGTGTTTGTTCCATGCAAAAGAAATGGTGCCTATACCGGCATCGTAATGACGCAGAGAGAAGGCTTCGATGTCAGCTGTGAGGGACGGCATGTCCATGAGCTTCTGGAGCCAAGCAGCGATGTCAGTGACTGTGCTGGGGTAGGCCTCGAAGTGGATGATGGAATCGCCCGGGGGCCTGTAATGCGCGTTCCTGTGGCTGTGAAGAGCGTCCAGAGCCTGGGTGATTCTGCTCCGTGTCCGCTGCGGGTCATAGAAGACCTGACGGAAGTTGGGGATGAAAATCACATTGAAGCGGTGGGCCTGTGAAGCGGGGTAGGTATTTGGCAAGACGTAACCAAGATAGGCGTCTGCCTTATTCACGCCGGTGAGTGTTTTGAAGTATGCGGGATCGCTGACAAGGATGTACTTGGTTTCCAAGTCTTCAAAGATGGACAGCATCTCATCGAGAAATGCTTTCTGCTCAACCATAGGCGTCGTCTTGCCAGCGATATGAAGCTGGTATGCGACAACGTCTTGGGGATTGATTGTGCTTGGATCCAGATACTCACGGACGATGCCGTCTACTTCCAGCTTAGGAACCAGAACAGCAACAGGGTAGGTGGTAGCTTCGATGTCTGTGAATGTCTGGTATTGCATGGGGGCCTCAGTTGATTAGGGCACTGGCGAAGCGGGTGAAAATGACATCTGAAATGATCTTCCAGTTGTGCATTTTGATCTCGCTATGTGCGATGGGATAAGCTTCAGGCCGGGTACGTTTGAACATCGACAAAGCTTGAAAGAGATTGACGATGGCATCAGGAAGAGCGTCTCGGGCATCTTGAAAATCATTGCAGTGCTGCAGGAGCGAATAGACGCCCTGCCTAATTTGCATCTCTTCACGATCGGCCAGCTTGACGTCATCAAGATACAGACGAGCGTCATCATGGAGGAGGGGATGGAGCATGCTCTTGACGACATTCCGGTGCTGTACCGGGGGCAAGTTCGAGATGAATCTCCCCCCGAAAAGAAAACCGGTGTGGTTACCGGTTAACTTTGCGTGATTTAGAATCAGTTCGCTTTTGTTTTCACTCAGGCGGCCTCGGTCGTATTCGAGGAGTTTTCCTGAGATGAGTTCGGCCCATTCTTTGGGATCCATAGCTGAGCTCCTTTGGAGTCGTTGTAGCGATTGGGGAGCTCACCATAGAAGAAGACCTTATGGCGTGCTCGGGAGACAGCGACATAGATCATGCGCGCTACCTGCTGGGCATCGAAAGAGGTTCCGATATTCCCCAGATCCACGAAGACGAAATCGTAGGAGGAGCCCTGTGATTTATAGACGGTGCAAGAGGCCTTATCCCGGATATCCAGGAAGCGGTCTTTCATCTCGTAGAAGGTGCGCCAGTCCTTACGCCGCTTGACCACTGCAAGGGCGCTCTTGAGGACGTGAGGGTTGGTGCAGACGGGGGCGCCAAAGAAGGGTGCGTCAGGGTCGGCATCACCAAAGCCGACGTCACGAGCCATGACAGGCTCACCCTCATACTCGTAGCCGGTCGGTAAGTCAGGTCCAACAGACGTGATGGTGAGTTGCTGCTCGACGGAGAATGTGAGTTGGCCGCGCTGGTAGGAGTCACCGACAACGACAGCTTCACCTACGGTCAGGTGCGCCGGAAGAGAGCGGACATCTTCGCGGATGTGGGCGTTGTAGTCTTTGACGCGGTCATTTGTGAAGCACAGGACACGGCAAGAAGGATCGGGATCTTCGAAGACGTACCCCAGACCTTCTTCCATGTGATCTGGTGTGAGGTACTCGATGACGCCAGGGACAGCCACGATAGGCTTGAAGATACCTGTCTCGACAGTGTCACGCAGCTGCTGGCAAAGAGCCATGAGTGCTGGGGTATCGGCGTTACGCACAGGCGTGGTCAGCGTGTAGCAGTTCTCTGGCTTACCGATAAGGAATGCGGGGGAGATGTCTTCGTTGACCGGGGCCATCTGAGCGTGATCACCTACAAAGACAATCTTGCAATTAGGCAGGCCTATATCGAGAAACTTCATGAGGTCGGTGTCGATTGTAGAAGCTTCGTCAATGAAGACGACGACACCCTCGCGAATATGGAAGTTGCGCGACTTGGTTAAGAAGGCTTTGCCTGTGTCGAAGTTCCGTTGAATCTTGAGACCCAAGAATGAGTGGATGGTGCTGACAGGCTTGCCAATGGATGTACCGAGAACTTCAGCGGCTTTGTTGGTTGTGGCTGTGAAGTGCGTCTCAGTGTATTTTGGCTCTTCCTGTATAAGAGTACATGCATCGGCGTACATCTTCATACCGTTGTTGGAGAGGTGCTCCATGAGGAAGGTCTTTCCGACACCAGCAGGGCCGGTGATGACGGCATAGATATCATCGGAGAGCATGAAGTCTAGGAAGGCATTGGCTGCCTTCAGTTGGTCAGGATTGAGGGAGGTCATGGTATGTCTTTCGTTGAGGAGTGGGAGTTTCTGGAAGACCCCCTCAAAAAAACGGAATGGGGAGTTATAAATTACTCCGCATCCGTTCATTCTCTCGACGAGCAAGCTCGAGCATTAACGGAGGGACGCATCCCAGATATGTGGGCTGGTGGTCACGGGAGATCGATGGATCTCCTTTCTTGAGATGAGCCAAGCGTCTGCGGATGGAGGAGGCTGAGCGGGAGGATATGTGCTTGAGGATCTGTGGGATCGAACTTCCGCTACGGTGCATCGAGGCGATCAAGGCGTCCTCTTCGGGTGTGTAGGGGCGGGGCTTACATTTCTGCTCTTCTGTGAGGGAGGCCGTCACTGTGCAGATTGAAAGGCCGAAGAAGTCGGCAATGGTCTGGCGCTTGTAACGCCCCACAGAATGCACTTCCCGTATGATGCGCTGACGGACACGCATAAGAGCGTGGGTGAGCTTACCGTCCCTCTTTATGAGGTGAAGGGGGGTATCCAGCGAAGCAGAAACCATGAGAGCTAGTGCGTGTATCTCGTCGTGTGAGGTAGAAATACCGGTAGGGGAGCTCATAAGAGAAGGCCTTCCTTACGAAAAAACCCCAAAAAACTACATGAAAGCAGCGATTTGGGGTGATTTGATGCAGTTTGATACAATTTGATACACAAATCTAAAAAAGTATGTGTATGGTGGGAGCACGGCTTTGATTGGGAAACTGGAGTCTGAGTATGGCGATCATCACATTTGCATCCTCCAAAGGGGGTGCTGGTAAGACCACGTCGGCAATTATACTTGCCGTCACGTTGGCTCAACGAAGCCGGGTTTGCGTTATTGATGCAGATCCCGCTCAACGCTTGAAGGCGTGGGCCACGAAAGCAAATCTTCCTGAGAATATCAGAGTGCTGTCTTGCACGAGCGAGAGAGAAATCCATGATGCGATTGCGATCGCTGACCGGGACTTCAATTTCGTTATTCTGGACCTGGAAGGAGCGGCCACCCGGCTGAATGCATTTGCCATGGGGGAGAGTGATCTTGTGATCATCCCCATGGGAGACGAACAGCCGGATGCCGAAGGAGCGATCGAGACACTGGCTCAAGTAAATCTTGAGGCTCGGTCGATGCGTAGGGAGATCCCGGTGAGGATCTTGTTTGCGCGTACGCAAGCCGCGGTGAAGTCGCGGTTGGCAAAATCCCTGAATGCACAGGTAAGAGCGAAGGTAGGCGCGTTTGACATCGAATTGCACAACCGCACTGCTTATTCCTCTTTGCATAATTACGGGGGAACGCTGCACGATCTCGACAGAGTTGAGGTCAGTGGCGTTGAGAAGGCGATGGCTAACGCCGACCTCTTTGGAGAAGAGGTGCGTGAGCTTCTGGGCTGGGTAAGAGAACCTCGCCTTAACCATGATGGAGGTCGTAATGGCTAAAAGTTTGAACTTTGAAGGATTGGCTCAAGAAGCCGAAAAGAACCCTGAACTCGTCGCAGCGCGCAGTAAGCGTTGGGGCAGGCGCGAAGCAAACCCAGTTGTGCAGATGTCTGTGCGTATGCCGGAGAGCGACTACGAGAACTTTCGGCAGCTGTGTATGACCGAGCGGAGAACCAACGGTGAGATGGTTGGGGTTCTGATGGCGTACTATGTTCAAGGCAACAAAGTCCCTAAATAAAAGACCGGTCCAGTGAACTCTGGGAGGAGGAGGCTGGACCGGCCTGAAGCACCGAACCTGGGGAGGAGGGAGAACAGGTGTGGTGTGGTGTGGTGTTACCAAAAAAGAGGGCAATGACACAAGGAAAAATTCCCGCTATTGGCGAGTTACAAGTGTAAGGGATTCGGGAGATTCTCTTTTGATTTGGAATTCATAGATTCTAAGCGGTATTCGCTTAACAAAATCAAAAGCTTACGGGACTAAGTGTATGATATACGGGGAGTCCGGTAAGGAATATGGGCAGTAAAATAAGAGATTCGGGGAGTTGCTGTAAGAGATTCGGGGATTATTCAATCAGTGAATCATCATTCTTTGTGGCTGATTTCCTAGCATCACGCACAAGACGTTGTGGTGAAGAGACGGAAGGAAGCACATATTCCACGTTGCCTTTGATCCTTGCACGTCTTCCGATCTTGGATCGATTGACTTCAGCGTAGGCCTCTTGGCGTTCTGGGATAGACTTCTCCCACCATTGCAGACGGATGTGCGTTACACTTTTCCCTGTTTTTATTGGCTGTATAGCAACATTGAATGGAGCCAATGCATTGATCTCAGCCAGAACAGGTTTCAGGACTTGTTGGTTCAATCCCCCGAATGCCTTATATTTGTTGGGAGTGACACCGAGGACATGGCGGAATTCTTCGAGATTGAAGGTCTTTCCCTGCATCTGCGTCAGACCGATCCACTGAGAGATGTGCTCATAAAGCGTGATGGAGTAGCGGTACGAGAAGGCCATGAGTTCGGGGATCGAGATCTTACCCCAGATGGCACTGTCACGCAGCACTTCCACAAGACGCCGGTCGAAGCTGTAGGTCAGCGTTCCCGCACGGCGGTTCTTGTCTGTGAGATCATTCCCGCCCAGGACTTGCACACGGCGTGTGCTGCCGTCCGGGAGCGGGACCATGATCAGTGTGGTCATAAGGGCTTCAATAGCCTCTTCAACCATTTCATAGCCTTTGTGCCGCAGGGGCATGAGCTGGTCTATTTCAATGGTATAGTCCTTGTTCTCTTCGATGCCCTGACGGTGAGCATTATGCCAGAGAAGGGTAATGGCTCTGCGTGCATTGAGCGTGAGCCCATCATGCCCGCGGATCTGGATAAGCTCCGAAGGTTTCGAAGCTGTGTCAGACGAGGGCTTGAGTTCAAGGACTCGGTAGGTTTTGGGAGTGTTTGTCATGCCTGTAGATTAGGGCCTGACGGGGAGATGGGGAAGGGTTCCCCGAATACCTTACATTTAAGAGTGTGTGTGGGGGTGATAAGCCCCCACACACGTACCAGATCAGGAGTAACCTAGCGGATTAGACTAGGCCGGAGAAGCCACATGGCAGCTACCCCCTCTGGCTGCGCAGTGTTATAAAGCCACCGCTGGCTGGGCTATGAGGTTGCGCCCTGGGTCCAGACTTTGCAGGTCCTTATGCCGTGACGACTTAGCAGATATCCGAGTATGTGCCCGGGCTTCTCTGCTTACTGATGTTTTATACCCCGACCTAGCAAGCCGGCGTCCCGAGGGATTAATCCCGACAACTCATCATCTCGTAACGTCCTTGCGGCGGACTGGAATCAGAGCTGTCGGGTACGGTTGCCTTGCAAGCAAGACCGTTAGGGGGCTACCCATGGCACGATCTACAACCATATTCTTGAATAAAAATGTCTGATCAGCATAGGAACTGACCAGACAGTTGCCCCCTGCCAAACGCTGGGTAAGCGTTCGAGGACACAGGCACAGGGGGAGGCAACTTTATGAGGAGGATTCGAGGATGGCAGAGACTGGTTCGTCTGCTTGATCCTGATACTTGCCCGCATATTTAGCATGGTTCTCAACACGTGAGAAGAGAACTTGTGCGATACCTGCACCAGCAGGAATGATGACTTCTGTCTCGCTGTGAAAAACGATCTCAAGTGTGAGGAAGCCTTGCCAACCTGGCTCGATGACGGTGTTGAAGACAGACACGCCTTGGCGTGCCCATGTAGACTTGTCATGGACCACGCCGACGAGATCGTCAGGCATGGTGAAGCGTTCCATGGCAGAAGCAATGACAAAGCGGCCACGGGCAGTGTGCACTGCTTGACCGTAGGCATCGTCAACCTCAACCATTGGTCTGCCCCCGACACTGCGGGAGAACTTGATGGCCTGCTTGAGACGGATGTCGTATCCGGCTTCAGTCAAGCCGTGCGAGACACCATGAAGGCGCTCTTTGACTTCAAGCATGTTTGCGATGGGGCCTGCTTCGATGAGGGAGCGTCCGTTGACTGTAGACATGTTGGTTCCTTAGCTTTGCGTGTCGAGGTGAACCATGCGTCCAAAGGGGACTGTGGCATCGGGGTTATTTAGGACGATCCAGAGAACAGGGATTTTGGGGTCCTCTCTCATGGGCGCGCAGTGAAGATCGGAGAAGATAATGGCCGCTGTTGGACGATGCTTTTTGATGTGTGCAAGCACAGGCTTCAAACAGGTGCCACCCCGGCCAGTGACTTCGACTTTATCGTAGGGAAGATCCCGTTCGAATTCGTAGAAATCCTGGAGTTCATGATCGAATGTGACAAGCGACATGAGCTCAGGCTGGAGGTTATCATGGACGTGACGCAGTTCAGCGTTGGACTGAGCGATGTCCTGATCTGAAACTGAGCCAGAGATGTCCCAGAAATACATGAGATGCTCGAGACCCTCATTGGCGAGAAGGGACGGGAGATACATGTCCTCGTAGCGTCGGTTAGGGCGCCGCATGGAGTAATCGTCATGGGAGAGCGCAGTGAACCAGTTCTGGACAAGGACTTCCCAAGGCAGTTTTGGATGCAGGTACTCATCAAGAAGGAGGGTGGTTTCACCCGGAGTGCTGCCTGCTTGGTTCGCCGCTTTGGCCGCCTGTTGTGCTGTGACGATCTTGCGTTCGATGATGCCTTTCTCTCCCTTAAAGGGGACAATGTCCTGACCGCTTAGGGGTTCCGTTGAGCCGTGAATTCCTTCAGGGCAGGGAGGCTGCTCGTTATACAGGATGTCGTAGACCTGCTCGGTGAACATCTTGTGAAAACGCATGTCGATACATGGGTTGAGGGACATAAGTTTGGGACCAAACGTGAATCCCTCTGAGCGCAGCATGGTATTAATCACATGGTCAGCTGCTTGGTTCCAAATATCAAAGACGCGTTTGCCGATACGGGAAAGAATGACGTGACCGAAGCCTGGGTGCCAGACTTCATGGACGAGAAGCGTAACGCGTTCCTCTGGCTCAAGCCAAGTGAACAGCGCCGGGTTGATGCCCATACGCTCCCCGTCGGTCCATGCAGTCTTGCAGGAGTAATCCCAGAAGATGTCGATGTCACACAAGAGACGTGCGACAAATGCGGAGTTGTGCTTGAAGAACAAACGTCCTTTGGTTTTCTGGAGCAACTTGTCCAGTTGCGCTTCCGGTAACGGGGTGACGTGTTCGTATTGGGGAAGGGTAACAAGATCCATTGGATGCTCCAGATTGGTTATGCGGCCTCGTGGAGACCGGTGAGTTCAGAGTCACTCAAGAAGCGCGTGAGTTCGCCGATACGTGCTTTGAACTGCGGGTCCTTGATGATTGCTGGGTCTTTGACTTTGACTGCGCGGTAATACGGGATCTGGAACTCAGGCGAGAACCGAGAAATGTATTTCGAGACAGTTTTGAAGTCTGCGCGATCGTAGTATTCGATCAGCATTGACGTCACCGCGAAGCACGTGGCTCCTCGTTGCGGGATACCTGTAGAATCCGGGTGTGCAACGATGGCGCCGTACTTAGGGAGATTGGCGTATTCCTTGATGTACTCAACGAATTCGACACCAACGCCGTCAGAGACCAGACCGGCACAACCAGTGGCCGTGATGTCTTCAGTCGCCTTGGGTTTGACGTAGTCCGAGAGGAACTCCAAAGTGCGGGGACAAGAGAACGTGCGGTCATGGTGATCGGGGTCAAAGTAATGCCCGTACTCCGGCTTGTAGTCGATGAAGCCACGGACGCGGTAATCGAAGCCAGCGTCGATCATGTGCTCCATGAACTCTGGTTCATTGTGCTCGATGGTGATGTGACCGACGCGGCTTTGAATGGCCGTGCCGCCGTTGATAACGATGGCCCGGTCAGTTTGGAGGTTGCCTGCCGACATGACATAGCAGTTCTCGTGCAGACGTTCCTGGCCGACCATGTGGTCGAGAATAGGTTTGTAGGCCGCAGCCTGTACAGATTTGGCCGCGGAGTTGAACTCGTCAAAGAAGAGGAGCCAACCGTCGAAGCCTTCAGGGATGGGGTCCCCTTCGAGAGGGAACATCTCCATGGTGGCGTAGTAAGCACGGCCTGCTTCATTCCGCATAGGTAAGCCCATGAGATCTTCTGGCGTGACTTGGCTCAAACGGATGTCGATGAGCTTGAGGTTGAAGTCTTTGGCAATCTTCTTGGCAAGGGCAGATTTGCCAAGGCCGGGACTGGATTCAAGTGAGGGCGTGATGCCAGCCATGAGATAATCAACGCAAATTTGATATGCGGATTTAAGTGAGCAGCCAAACATGGTGGACATGTGCGTGCCTCCTTTAAGGGTTAATGATGAAATGCGTGTCCGCACCAAAAAACAAGAATGGTGCGAACACTTGGAGATCAGACAGGGTCTCGGTAGACCTCGCCGGGGACCGTCTTGCGGTATTGGATCCAGCCAGGGAGATTGCCGTGAAGTCGTGGACTATTCCAGAAATCACGAACACCAAGGTGCTCTATGTCATTTCCTTCTTTGTCCAGCATCATGCCTTCAATGGTTATCATGTGGTCTGGTGTGGCCTGATGCTCCAGAGGAGAGGCATGGACACGGTCAGAGCTGAGAAGGCTATCGTAGCGTTCAATCTCACGCTCGTAGGATGCATCTCCGTCGAAAGGCTTGTAGGAGATGCGTGCGCAACGGGCGGCAGAGATTTTGGCCAGAAAGCTAACATTGAAGGCAGCGGTCATCCCGTTACCTTCGACGAATTTACGATCTTCGGTTGTGATGTAGGGCAGGTGCCATTGATTTGGCTCAAGCTCTTGAAGCTCAGCATCTTTGATAGCCAAACCGACAAGCTTTGCCAGATCCTGAAAGTGGGGTTCTGCGTCTCCATGTTCACGGAGCCAGAGAAAGTTGTCCCAGCGACTGGAGGAGATCAGTGTGTCGATCCAAGAGAAAGGTTCGAGCAAACGGTTGGGGATCTGTTTGTGATAATCTGCCGTCATAAAGGCTTCGGCCACTTCAACAGCTCGGTCGCGTGCGTAGAGCCAGGCGTCTTCACGAGAAATAGGCGTGTCAAAGTCCCAATCGTTGACAAAACCATAAGGGATGATGACAGGCTGGTTGTGATCACCGGCGCCTTGCATCCCTTTTTGGTTCTTGCCCCAATGCCAAGGGACAAAGGGGGAATTGCGGACTTCATTGAGCATGGTCTTGATTGGTACAGCGCGAGAGCTGCGGGCGTTGCGAGAGAAATCGCGGTGCGTCATGATCTCGCCGTGGATGATGCGGGGGTAGCGGCAGCGGACAGTGTAGAGCGGCTGGCAGCCGTCTGCTCTGGAAGCGAGAATGACCTCGACTTCCATTTCTTGAGGGCCTTTGAAAATAGTCATGTTGGTGTTCCTTTGAGGAATGCTTGCGGGATGTCCCAATACGCAACCTTGAAAGATTCAATGCGTGGGTTTGGGTATGCCCGAGCTTTGTCTTCAGCATTGACGTTGGGGATGATGAGAGGCTCCGAGCCAGCGGGCAGACTGCCCATAAATGCTTCGGCAGCGCCTTCGAGAGCGAAGAGCTTTGAAGTGCGTAATCTCATGATGACATTCCCTATTATAGTCGTTTGTGGTGTGGTTTGGTTTGGTGTGAAAATTTCCTCTATCATAGCGGAGAATTTACCACAAAAACGAAATGGCGGAGTGCACAGATGGCGTCAGGAATCACCGTTTACAGGGGCGCGGACAAGGTCATGCGCTTCACATGGACAGACGCAGTAGGGGCACCCCTGGAAGTGTCTGAAGTCACTGTTATTTGTAAATTCCCTGCGCTCCAGTTCTCCGTGATCCCGATCGATCTGTTGATCGGGACTTTCGACGTGAAGTTGGAAGGGACGGAGCCTCTTATCGTGGGGGACTATCCGTTTAGTGTCCGGGCACTAGGAACTGATGGAAACACGTTAGCTACACCAGAGGTGATAATCAATGTGCGCTGATATTACAGTAAATACCACTGCTGACGGGACATCTGTCGTTATTGAAGAGGTGGGTATCTCAGGCCCGACCGGTCCAACAGGACTGAAAGGGGACGCCGGTGCAAGCACCGTAGAGGCTGGTGTATATGCAGCGGAGGCATTGGCGTCTGCACAAGCTGCAGCAGCCTCTGAAGCAGGTGCTTTGGGCAGTGAAGCGCAAGCAGCTATCGAAGCAGCAGCTGCAGCGTCAAGCGAGACAGCCACAGGAGCGGATGCATTAGCGACGGCCGCTGACCGTGTACAGACAGGGTTGGATGCGGCGGCGACAGCAGCTGATGCTCTTTCCACTGGTTCAGATGTCATCGTCACAACGGCAAATCTTGCAGCTACGAACCAAGACACACTTGATACAGAAGCTGACGCGACAGCCACAGCAGCAGACCGCGTGCAGACCGGTTTAGATGCCGTAGCCACAGCAGCGGATCGAGTACAGACAGGCCTTGACGCAGCAGCCACAGCTTCTGATTTGGCTCAGACTACCATAGATGCCGGGGCTACAGCTGCAGATGCTATCGCGACAGCAGCAAATCTGGCTGCAACCAATCAAGACACGCTGGATACGGCGGCTGACCTGGTCCAGACAGGACTTGATGCTGCTGCGACTGCTGCTGATGTTGTCAGTATCGCAGGCAGTGAGGCGGCCACAGCGGCTGATGTCATAAGCACCAACGCCGACGCCGCGATTGCTGCGGGTGCCGTGGCTCAGACAACTGCGGATGCCGCAACTGCGGCGCAGGCTTCAATCGATACGGCGGCTGATCTGGCTCTGACTAACGCTGATGTCGTATCTACGAGCGCTGATGTGGTCACGACAACCGCGAATGTTTCTTCGGCATCTACAAGCGCAGCAGCGGCGGCTGCATCTGTTTCTGACGCCGCGATTGTGGCGGCTGCATCTGTTTCTGACGCGGTGGCTGCGGCGGCTCTGGTCAATGGGTTTGTCACGCCAGTAAATGCGGAAATCCTATGGCCTTTGCGGCTCACATCCATTCCTGATGGTTGGTACGACACCACGGAGCGTCTGTTGTCTGGCACAGCCACTCGCGCAATTCTATCAAACGATGTCGCCTACATTTATGTAGCAAACAGCATTCTGCCGAAGACAATCTTGGACATGCAGAATGAGCGGTATGCCAAGGCCGGGACGGTCGGCGATAAGTTTTCTGATATTGTGACGCAGACCCGCACATCCTTGGCGACCATGACTGACAGCGATGGGCTGCTGAAGTGGGGACCGCATAACTTTCAGTTTCAGTCAGATGATATTTCTGAAACAGTGGTGGCGTGGAAGTATACATCAGCTACAAATATAGACGCAAATACTTGGCAATCGACAGGTACGGGGCAGCGTTTAGAAACTAAGTCTGGTTCCCAAGTTGTTCCAGCAGTCAACGCAACATACACGGTTGCTTTTCGGTTGTGGGCAGCACGTCCAGAGGATGTCGGCAAGTCGTTCTCTACGGCTGTTTCCATGAGCGGACAAGTAAACACAGTTGGTTCGACCACTTTAGTTCCAGAGGAGCCAACTTTATTTACCTTACAGTCTGATGTGATTACGACAGCCACGTCGCTTGCGCTTTTTATTACTTCAGAGAGTGCTGGTACTGTTCAATATAAAACAGACAACCTACGCATCTACCGCTCCGACCTTGGCGGCATGGTCCCTGTTCCCCTAGCTGACCGTGTGGATGGCTCTGAGACGTATACCCCAACAACGACAGCGGCGGTGTATCTCCCACGGCGTAACCACAAGGTTTACGACCCTACCACAGCGGCTTGGAATGCTCATAACTATCTGACGTATTCTGAGGACTTTACGAATGCGGCTTGGACTCCTGTTCGCGCTAGTGTTACTGCAAATGCGACTACTGCTCCTGACGGGACTGCAACGGCTGATTTGCTTGTGGCTAGTGTCGATAATAATACGCACCGCGTTGACCAAGTTACAACCCTTACAGATGGCCTTGAGTACACATACAGCGTGTTCGCAAAGGCGGGCGGGTATGACGGTATTGCGTTACAGGTGGGTGCTGGCGGGGTGGGAACCGACTTTGTAAACTTCGATCTAACAAGTGGAACTAAGACTGAAACAGGTACAGCCACAGGCACTATAACAGACTTTGGAAACGGGTGGTTTTTATGTTCTTGCACGATGGCGGCTGGAACTACTGACCGTATTCTAACTGGCATCCTTAATGGCACTACGCAAACCTTTGCTGGTGACGGAACCTCTGGAATTTATACTTGGGGCGCTCACCTCTACCGCTCCGACCTCAACGGTGTTGTAGCCAACTCGGGCAATACTGTCTCAGGGCTTTACGTTCCCACCACAACCACAGCAGTACCTGCCACTCTGAACGCAGCGGTCTCATGGCCTATAAGTGGATACCGCCACGAGAGTGCAGCGGCTACTAATCTTGTGACGGCCAGTAATGACGCGGCGTCTTGGGTGGAAGATGCTACAACTGTAACGGCTGATGCGGCGGTTTCACCAGACGGCGAAACTAATATGATCCTCATAACAGAGAACACTTCGATCCTTGACACATACGGAGTGTCGCAGGATATTACAGTAGCGGCTGGAACTTATACTTATTCCATCTATGTAAAGGATGCGGGCGCTGGGTATGCGAGCTTATACGTGGCGGTCCAGAACCTCACAGGAAGGTTTGCGGTTTACATTGATCTTTCTGATGGGTCCGTTGTCACGACAGATACAACGCCTGCAATAACTGTTTATGGAAGCGGTGTTGAGAATATTGGTGGGGGAATATACAGAATTTACGCCACCGTCCTGCACGGCGGAGCAAGCCTGAGAGTGGGTGCATATCCGGGTAGGGATGCTTCTCCAACATTTAACTCCTCTAGGGTGCAATACACAGGAACGTCAGGGCCCGCCATCTACATCTACGGCGCACAACTCGAAGCAGGCTCCATACCCACAAGTTACATCCCCACGGCTGGCGCTACAGTAACCCGTGCAGCTGACGTGGCGACGGTCCCTATTGCTAATGTGACCTATCCTATAGGTTCCCCCCTAGCAGTCAGCTTCAAGATGAAGGGGTTTATGACTTACGCGGATAATAATGACCTTGAGGTAACTCATTGGGACTGGAGATTAGACGCAAGCAACTCGCTTCAATCCTATGTAGGCTCTAACGCAGGATCGGGGGATCAGCGATTCTTGAGCCGTGCGTTAGGGGTCACAGATGTGGTCCTAACGGGCGGAGATTACTACAGCCCCGGCATCAACGTACCGTTCTCAATCGCATCACGCCACGGCGAAACATTCATTAACGGCGCGGTTGACGGGACAGCACTCACAGCAGACACAACCCCCGTCGCCTTCCCTGACCTATCCGCAACTGACATTGATCTTGCCCCTACCTTCAACGGCGTGATCCAAGAGTTCATCATGTGGTCAGACGATATCGCAGATGCAGGCATTGAGGAGACAAGCGCATGAGCATTTTGACCCTGCAAGAGTTCGTATCAGT